GATCTTTAGGTCAGTGACGATCGCAGCCGCCGCAGCCGCACCGAGCCCGGCCCCGAGAACGCTGAAGGGTGTAGATCCCTGAGCCAACAAGCTCGTCGAGCACCGCTCCCGTGTCGGTGTCCCGAATGGATGCGAGGCGGCAGACATCCGCCTCTGACAGGTCACGGGCCTGTACGCCCGAGATGTAGGGGTTGCCGGAGTCGTCGCCCGTGTACGACAGGACGACGCGCTCCGACGACGGATCGAGCGTCGCCTTCTTCGTCACGTTCAAGCCTCCTGGAGTGCGGTGTCGATGACCTTCTCGATGGCCGCCAGTGCCGCCGACTCGCCGCGCGCGAAGCCGCGATCGACGAATGGGTTGGCGTGGGCGCCCGGGTGGTGGATGACGCGCATGTAGTGCCCGCCGGTGGGCGTCATGGCGTTGACCTTGATCTCGTGGGGCCGCGTCCCGTCGATCACGAAGTGGCGGTAGAACGCCACCTTCGGACGGGGCGAGACGATCGTGGCCGGGCGGGCCTTGCGGGCCTGACGGGTCGAGACGGACCGGCGGAGCCTGCCCGTCTTCACCGGGGCCTCTGCCTGGATGAATGGCTTCAGCGCCTTGCCGCCGGCGGCCGTGGCCTTCTGCAGCAGCTTCGACGCGGCGGGGTCGTCGAGCAGCTCGAGGGCGCGGATGACCGCGTCCATGCCGAGGATCGTCACCGACTCGCTCATGGCGTGATCTGGAACACTTCTTCGGTCCAGATGTGGACGATGAGGTGGATGACCTCGTACTTATCGCCCTCGTAGACCGTCACGCCGAACGTGTACGACATCGGGATCGCCTTCATGACCCCCGTGACGCCGAGCTTGTTCGTCGTCTGGAACTGCCCGATCAGCACGCCGAGCCATGACTCCAGCGCCGCGAGCTGGCGCGGCGTGTCGCCGTTGGCCTTGTCGAGGTAGAGGACGACCGGCATCTCGTGCTCGCCGAGCAGCCGCCCGGGCTCGAACGTCAGGTCGCCCGACTCCTGCCACACGATCACGAACGGCGTGGCCGGGATGGCGTTGGGCGCCTGCGCCGTCGACGCGCGGATATTCGGGTAGCCCGAGGGCGGCGTGACGACGCCCGGGGCGAACCTCGCCGCGAGGGCGTCGGCGAGGGCCTTGTAGTCCATCAGGCGGGCGGGACGACGCGGCGGTAGGCGAGCAGCGTGCCGAGGTGGAACGGTGCGACGTACCGGGACACCATCGGGGCGCCCGTCTCATCGGAGCCGACGATGTCCGCCTGCCCGTTCTTGCGCGCGTGCCAGGCACGGGTCGCGGTCGTGAGGGCCACGTCGATGATGTCGTCGGGGATCGCCGCCCAGCCCGTCGTCATCGTGACGCGGACCGTCTCGTACCCCGGGTGGAAATAGGCCGTCGCGATGTTGTCGAGCTCGATCCACGTCGCCGGCCAGCCCGAGGACCGGTCCTGCGCGAGCGGGCGGACGAAATAGCCCGACGAGATCGTCGTGTACGGCGCGCCGGTGCCCGAGGCGTACTCGAGCAGCGACACGGTGCGGATGCCGGGGGCGTAGTAGATCCGCTTCGTCGGGATGTCGACATCGAACAGGTACGTCGCCGAGGCGATCGGTGCGAGGATGCGGTCAGCCCCGCGCGGTCCCTCGATGAACTGGTTCACCTGGTCGCAGATGAGCCCGAGCAGGGTGTCGTCGGTCGTGTCGGTGATGCCGAGCCGCACCTTGAGCGCGGACGCGGTCGCGTAGGTTCCGGTGGCGGTGGCGGTCACAGCGTCATCCTCGGATCACGGCGGCGGCATTGAAATGACACGGGGCGGACATCAGTCGGCCATCTGCTGCCATCGGCGGACAGTCCGCTCGGACACGTCGAGCAGATCCGCGATGTTCAGGACGGTCACGGGACGCCCGGCCTCACGGAGGGCTCGCTCCGCATCCGCCAGGCGGCGATGGTTGTCGAGCTGCGCGGGCGGTGGCTCGGTGGCGCGCTGCTCCCACGGGACGGTGGGGTTCCGTCCACAGTGGGAACAGCGCTCACCGGAGGCTGGCGCGCCACACCAGCCGCATTCGATCATCAGCCGAGCGCGAAGATAGGAACGGTGCCCGTGTGGGTCACGGTCACGTCGTTGGTCGAGGTCGTGGAGACCGAGAGATAGCCGACGCACTGGACGTGGAGCCCGTAGATCGTGCCCGCCGCCTGCGAGGCCGGGACGGTCATGATCGTTCCGCGCTTGTCCGCGATCGTGATGGCCGCGGCGACCGAGTTGTTCACGATGACGGAGCCGAGGACGCCGCCCGACCCCATCGCGTAGGATCCGGCCGCGCACCCGATGACGATGGTGTCAGCGGTGGAGGTGGCGACCCAGCCGAGGCTGGTGGCCGAGGTGACGGTGCGGAAGATCTTGGTACCGGTCGCGATGCTGCCCGCGACCGGGGTGATGATCTCGGTGAGGACCGCGCCGCCGAGGTCCGTCCCGACGATCGTGATGGTGCCGAGGGTGTCAGCGCCCGCCACGGTCGTATGCGTGACGGTGACGTTGCAGCCGCCCGACCACACCGGACTCGCGTTGGCGATCGTGTAGGGCGTGAGGCTCATGTTCGTCGAGACGACGAACCGGTTGGCCACCGCGGCCGTGGTCGCGGCGGTGTTGGTGTAGCTGCTGTACGTGTCCGGCATCAGCGGGCCTCGCCCGGGCCGGCGGTCGCGTGCTCGACGCGGTCATGCATGAAACGGGCGGCGCCGAACTTCTCGGGCCACTTCTTCACGGCGGGATCGTTGGGGCGGATGTTCTCGCCCTCGCGGAAGATGCGCTCCTCGTCCCCGACGCGCCCGACGAACGACTCGAGCACGACGAGGGGTTCGGCCGTCTCGGCCTTTGTCGCCATCGGTGTGTCTCCTTGGGTTGGGGCGCGGAGGGCGAGCGGTGCCCGCCCTCCGCTGGTGGGTTCTACTGGACCTTGACCTGGCGGCCGCCGTCAGCGATGAGCGGGCGGGCCGTGTTGCGCCAGTACATGTAGATGCCGCGCTCGCCGGTGGGGAAGCTCGGCGTGGCGCCGTTGAGCATGTTGGGGATGACCTCGACGTTCATCCCGATGCGGTCGACGATCACGTAGGTCTTCGGGTCGCAGAGGACCGCGATGACCGCAGCGTCCGTCGTCAGGGTGGACACCGCGGACGGCACCTCCCAGATCGGGTAGCCGAGGAGCTGGAGGCCGGTGTTGCCGCCGCCGTTCGAGCCGGTGCCGTTGGGCTGCGGGTTGCCGGGGAACTGGATCCCCGCGCCGGTGAAGTACCGGTACGTGGTGTCCAGGATCTGGAGCTGGCGGATCGTCGAGCGGTTCATGAACCACACGGCGTTCGCCCGGAAGCGCAGCGGGATGTCGCCTTCCGTTGCGGTGAAGTCGAGGAGCGCCGTCACGTCGTTCGTGGCGGTGGCCTTCACGGTGTACGCGCCCGAGAGGAACATCCCCTGCGGGAACACCGTGGTGCCGACGCCGAGGGTGAACTGGTTCTCTTCGTACGTGGCCTTGCTCTCGGCGAAGACCGCCGTGAGCTCGGGGGCGATGTCGGGGCGGTCCTGGAGGGTTTCGAACGACACCGTCGCGAACGCGTGAGCGCGGTAGACGGTGAAGCTCGGCTGCCCGAAGGTCGGACCCTGCTCGGTGGCGGCCGTGGGCTCGGCGACGTACGCCGAGGTCACGTTCGCGACCGTGACGGTCTTGTACACGTTGCCGTTCGAGATCGTCTCGACGCGGCAGGCGGACCGGTAGGGGTTCTGGGCCGTGTACGCGCCGATGCGGATCATCGTCGGGTCGAACACGTACGGGACGGCGTAGCCGCCCGTGGTGGTCGTGCCCACGACGGCGAGGGCCGCGTTGCGGAAGGAGGCGCTCTCCTCGGGCGTGAAGTAGTCGACGCTGCCGTACTGGAGGTACTTGCTGTACGCGCGGCGGTAGACCGGCGAGCCGGTGGCGAGGATGCGGTTGGCGACCTCGCCCTTGCTGTCGGTGCCGGCGTCGCGGTACTCGACGATCTCGGCGAGCGGGCTCACCTCGGTCGACTTGGACGTGGACTCCAGCGAGCGCAGGGCGTATTCCTTCGTGCGCTGCTGGACCTCGTCGAGGCTCCGCGACGAGGTGCGGATCGCACCCATGTCGTAGATGTCCTCGACCTTCTTGACGATGTTCGGGGCGCTGTAGGCGGGTTCGGTGCTGGCCGGGTTGCTCGCCAGCGTGGCGATGCGTGCCTGGCGGGCGTCCCACGCCGCGACATCCTTGACGAGGGCGTCGTGCTCGGCGTTGTCCGCGTTCCAGCGGGCCTCGACTTCGGTCGGCATGACGCCGGGGAACTCGTTGCCCGTGCGGGTGATGGCGTCCTTCAGCTCGGAGATGCGTGACGCCTTCTCCTCGCGGGTGACGTACTTGTCGTCCACGGTGTTCCTTTCGGGGGTGACGGGGGTGACGGGTGGTTCCTCGCGGCGTTCGGGCTCGAGGTGGCTTTCGCCGGCGTCGTCCGAAGGTGCGGGTTCAGGTGTGGGGTCGACATAGCCGGCGAGGTCCCGGAGGTGATCCGGGTCGTCGGCCAGTCGGGTGAGGGCGAACTCGTCGGTCATCGACCGGACGCCAGCGACCGAACCCGCGTATGCGGGCCATGTCACCGGGCCGAGCTCCATGACCCTCGCCTCGAGGATCGTCCGCTCGGGCAGCCCGTTGGGGTTGTAGTCGGACTTCTTCGGCCGTGCCACGAAGTCCTCGCGCACGACGCCGAAGGTGTGGGACGAGCCGTACAGCCCGCGCTTGAGGCCCTCGACGATCAGCGGCGGGACGCCGTCGAGCAGCTCGGCGCGGTAGAAGCCGCCCTGCTCGTCCTCGCCGACCTCGCGGGGCTCCGCGATCAGCTGGTTGCCGAGCTGCGGATCCTTGCCGTGGTTGAACATGATCTTGGGCATGTTCTCGGCGAAGGTCTTCTTGAACGCGCCAGGGGCGTTGCGCTCCATGAAGTGGCCCTCGACGGCCGAGCGGATCTCGCTCCACTCGTTCGCCGGGGCGATCCGCCCGAACAGGGTCTTCCCGTCGTCGGACACCTCGAAGCCCTGCGCCATCGCCCGCACGAGGTTGTCGCGCGGAGGCCGACTGTCAGCCATGTCTGTCTCCTTCATGGGTCATGCCGCACTCACGAGGAGCAGCACTTCTTCGTCATCGGCCTCGATGGCGTAGGGATTGACTGGTTGCCGCCGGAAGTTCCGCCCCGCCCAGTGCAGCCCCGACGTGACGGTCACCGGGGCAGTGATGCCGGCGGTGTAGTGAGCGAGAACCTTCGTCGCCGACAACTTCGTCGGGTAGATCGCGACCTCGTCCAGCGTGCCGTCGTAGAAGCGGACGGATCGTCGCCCGATGATCATTCCCTTGGCACCCGCGAGGGTGAGGTTCAGCACACCGCCCGCGCCCGGGTAGAGCCAGCCGACCCCGACCTGGACCCCGTCCTTGTAGGCAAGCATCGTCGTGCCGTCCCATGTCAGCACGACGTGGTGGCGGACGTTGTCGTTGACCGTGCCGCCGAAGGAGTGGAAGCGGCTGGTCGAGTCGAAGGTCAGCGCGCCGGACAGGATGCCGAAGGAGGCGTCCTGCTCGGTCCCCGCGGTGCCCCAGTTGATGAACACGGCCTCGGCGGCCTGGGTGGTCTTGATCCACGCCTCGGCCGACCATGTGCCGTTGCCGATGGGAAGCCCGGTGTCACTCCCGGCCACCCGCTGGCTCGATGCGGCGACGAACGACATGGCGAGGTCGCTGTCGCCGGTCAGCAGGCCAGCGGCGCCGAACGTCGGGCTGTTCACGTCAACGGCAAGGTTGTTGCCAACTGCGGCCGTGGCGGTCGGACCGGCAGCGTCACCGAGACGCCAGTAGCCGGACGGGCTGTCGGCGAGGACGGTGCTGGAGTACGTCATCCGGGCGCCTTGTCGCGAGTGAGGCCGGACACCCGGCCAGAGGCGTCGCGCTGGACGACTTGCGTCACCCGCGACCCATCCGAGAACCACTGGTGGACCTGGGTCATGAACCCGTTCGCGTCGCGGTCTACGGTCGACCTGGTCATGATCGGGGCGTCCTTGCCGGGCTCACCCTGCGGCCCCGGTTCGCCTTGTGGACCGCTCGCGCCGCGCATACCCCGAGCGCCGTCCTGCGGGACGCGGACGTTGTCATCCACGTATGTCCGCACGGTCTCGGCGACGATTCGATCGGCCTCGGCCTTCGCAGCGGTCTGGGCGACGGCCAGCGCGAGGGTGTCATTCATCGACGGCCTCCTCATGGGAGCCGATGACGTTTCCGTCGGGGTCGTAGTCGATGATCGTCCGGGTCAGGGGTCCGGGCAGCGCCACCGTGACCGCCGCGGGCTCGACGTTGACCGTGACGGGCGGGGCTTCCATGACGTGGATGGTCACGTCGGCCGGGGCCTGCGTGAAGTTGAAGGTCGGCGGGATGGCGTCCCGTTCGGCGAGGCGGTCGATGCGGTCACTGAGCTCGAGCAGGGCATCCCGGGCCGGCGGCGCTGCCTTGCCGTTGGTGGTTGCAGGAAGCAGCGCCTTGACGATCTGGCCCGGCGTGACGGCCTTGGTGCCGTTGCCGCCCACCGGGAGCTCGCCCGGAGCCTCGCCGTACGGCATCTTCGTGCCGCCCGGTGCCTGGAGCTGGACGGAGAACAGGCCCGAATGCTTCAGGAGCGACCAGTCCTCGCCCTGGATCGCCGCGACGATTGTGTCGGCCTCGTATCCGGCGTCGATCAGGGTGCGGATGGACTGCGCCTCGACGGACTGGATGTCGGCGCGGTCCTTGGCGTCCTCGCGGAGGAAGGCGATGTCGCGGTCGTCGTACCAGAGGATCGAGCCCTTCGGAGGCGTGACGATCGTCTGCATCGAGCCCGCGAAGTTGCGCCACAGGGGGCGGATCGTGCCGTCGACGAACCGCCGGCGAGCGCTGGAGTAGTTGCCCGCGTTGAGGCTGGAGCCCGCGAGGCCCTCGGAGAAGCCCGCGATGACGGAGGGCACACCCGCCGCCGACGCGATGCGCGTCTCCCCGGCGCCCTGGACGACCTTGAAGTCGATCTGCTGGAGCGACCCGCCGACGACCTTGGCGTCCGCGCCGCCGCCGAGGTAGAGCGTCTTATAGACGTCGAGCCCGACCGGCTCCTTCTCCTTGAATAGCTTGACGAAGTCGCTGAACTTCTGCGGCGGGACGTCCTTGTCGAGCGACACGACCATGTTCGGCGTGGCGCCGTTCTCGAAATACTTGAGCTTGTGGTTGGTGGCCGCGGTGTCCGATGCGATCTCGCGCAGGACGGGGGTGAGCCACGACATGCCGCGGAACATCGCGAGCGGATCCTTGACCGGGGCGAAGTGGGCGACCTCGGTCCGCTGGAGGAACTCCGGGTCGCGCCCCGAGAACTTGCCGCCGGGGTAGTAGACGTAGCCCAGCGGCTCGGCGTCGATGTCCCAGATGTCGGCCGGGCGGCCGTTCTGCGAGCCGAGGACGATCTCGATCCAGTCGGGGCGAAGCCGGACCAGCCGACCGCGGTCCGAGTCGCGCCTTGCGATGAAGGCGTTGCCCGCGAGGTCCGCGTCGAGCAGGGCCGACGTCAGGAGGTCGCCGGTGACGCCGCCGGGCCACGGGTCCTCGAGGATGGCGAGGTCGGCCGTCCCGTACAGCTCGGCGGGGCGGCCGGAGCGCATCCGGCGGAACTGGAACCGGGCCTCGCTGAACAGCATGAACCGGGCGAGCTCGCACGCGAACACGGTGCCGTTGCCCTGGTACGCCTGCTCGACGATGGCCGCGAACGAGCGGTCGATCGTCTCGCGATCGCCAGTGAGCGTCTGCGTCATCCCGATCGGGTAGGTGACGCCGTTGAACATGAACGTGTTGAACAGGTTCAGGTAGGCGAGGTTCTGCGAGATGGCGCCCTGCGACCGTGACGGGTCGATGATGTCGGCGATCCGCGTGACGATGCTCATCCCCATGCCACCATCGGCTCTGCGTCCTCGACCTCGGCGTGGAGGCGCTCGACCGCGAGTGCGAGGGCGATCGTGGCGTCGATCCGGCCCCGGCTCTTGCCCTTGGCGAGGGTGAATCCGCGCTCGTTGAACCGCGGGACGGCGTTGAGGACCTGTTGCGTGAAGATCGGCTCGCCATCGTGCGTGATGGCCTTGTTCTGGATCAGCTCGTACAGGTTCCCGATGGCCGGCGTCATGCGCTCGAGGGACTGCGGGATCTCGACCATCGGCAGGCCCTCGTCTTCAAGGTATTTGGCGGGGACGTCGAAGAAACGGGGGTCGAAGGACACCGCGCGGAGGTCATACGCCTCGTCGAGGTCGCGGATGTGCTGCATGACGTCGGTGGTGTCGACCGGCTCGTCGACACGGGGCACCCACGACCGGCAGACGGCGTGATATCGCCCGTCGGGGCGCTTCTGGACGGCCACGACGGCCGTCGAGTCGCGTTTCAGGCCCACATCGACGCCCACCCACGTCGGCGCGCCCTCCACGAGGTCGTACGGGCTCACCAGGGCGTCCCAGACGCTCCGTCCGGCGCTCCCGAGCCACGAGTCGACGCCCTCGTACCACTGGCCGAGGCGGAAGATGCGGAAATGGCCCTCGAGGGACATGCCGAGGTCCGCCTCGAGGGCCGAGATGCGCAGGAATCCGGCCCCGATGGCGGGGTTGGCCGTCTTCCACGCCTTGCGGTCGGCCAGATCGCACCCTTCGGGCGCCGCGTACTCGGTGAACACGAGCCCGGGGAGGTCACGACCCTCGTGGACGGCCTGCCGGAGGCCGTAGAGGGCGTTCTCGCGGTCGAAACCGGGCGTTCCGACCCCGACGATGAGGCTGTGGGAGCGTTTGCCGCTCGCCATCCGGAGCGAGTCGAAGCTCTCGATGGGCTGGAAGCCGATCTCGTCGATGATCGCGAGGCTGGGGTCGAGGCCCTGGAGCCCGTCCGGGTCGTTGGAGATGGGGAACATCTCCCCTTCGTTGAACGGCACCGCCACCCGGGCCGTCCCGATGCCCGTGTAGATCAGCGAGCGGCTCGCGAGCTCCGGCTCGGTGCGGATCATGGAGACGGCGACGCCGTAGCAGGACTTGATGGCCTGGCTGACGGTCGTCGCGGAGATCGGGATCTGGGGCGAGCCGGTCGAGTCGTCGTCGAACAGCGCCCACACCGCCAGCGCGCCACCGAACGAGGACTTCCCGTTGCCTCGAGGCGTGGCGAGGATGGCCGTACCGACGTTGTCGGCGAGGGCCTTGCGAAGGAACGCCTTCTGGAACGGCGCGAGCTTCAACGGCTCGCCGTGGCCCTCGCCCTTGGGCACCTTGCAGTACGTCTCGATGAACCGGATCGCCCGGGCAGCCCGGGACTTCTCGGGCCACGCCTTCCATGGGCCGGGGTCAGCCCGGGCCAGCCGTTTCCCGGGGCCGGCGAAACCGGTGCCGACTGCGGGGCTCACCCGACCAGGCCATTTCTGTCATAGGTATTTGCGCGGA